TAATGCTTTTTTAAGCAAGCTTTCTCTAATTTCATTAGTTCCATAAGCTAACGCTCCAGCTCCTGTAAAAGCCTGAGCCATCTGTGCTTCCAGCATTTGTCTTAGAAATTCGCCAACATCTTTATTGCCAATATTTATGCCTTGATTAAGCAATGCCTCTTTAGCTTTATTTGGGTCCATTTTTTGCATTGCTTTGATTTCTGCTGTGCTCAGTTCTGCGGCAAATATCGCGTCAGTTCCTCCTATACCGGTAGTCTGCTGAATCCTAGCTGTATTAAGCATACCTGCGTAGCTGACAGATGTGTCTGTTACTACGTTTCTCAATGCTTCTTGAGCTGTTGCTGCTCTACTTATTGCAAATTCTTTGTTTTCTATTTTTTCGTTTACGCTGCTTGCTAAAAGTGAAGCATTAGCTGCTGTTGTGTCTACACCTGCAGCCATAGCAGCTGCAGATTGCTGAACCATTGCTGCAGTATTTTCTACCATCAAGTTAAGAGCTTTAGAGTTATCAAGGCCCTTTGTCATTGCAGCAGAAAGAACATTTTCTAAACCTTCGCGCGGGTTGTTTGCTCCAGCATTAGCTAATGTTGCCATCCTCTGCATGTTTTCCTGCATGCTTCCAAAGCCGCCTCTTTCTAAGTTACGAGCAGCAAAGACCTGATCTACTTTAAAAGTTGAACCAATTTGCTGAAGACCTATCTGAGACATCTGTGCAAATTGTTCTGGACTTATTCTCGCATTAATCATCGCGTCTATGTTTTCATTTGATATAGATTGTTTTAAAAATTCGCCTGCTCTACTACCTGCGCCTTGAGCAGCTACATCTAACTGAGTATAGAAGTCACGCAGTCCTTGAGCTTGTGTTGCACCCACATAATTAATTGCTTGGACTGCGTTGATAGTCGCTTGAGCACCGGCTAACATGTTTTGGCCTTTTTGTACGCCTCTTAAGGCGTCCATGCTAGTCGCGGCAACTGTTGCTCCACCCTGGAAAAAATTCTGTGCTCCTTGTATGATAGCCTCAGTGTTTTTAGTAGAATTACCAGAAAACCAACTAAAAGGATTAAGTTTTTGACCAGCACCTTCTGCTGCCTGTGCTCCTCCAACACCAGCTTGGACTCCTCCAGCTGTAATCTGTGCACCTTGGACAAGGTTGGTAGCTTTGCCCATCTCTTCGGCCATATCTTCTGCTCGACCAAATTGACCGAGAGTTAGCTGTGATAGGATATCTCCGCTACGGGCTTTACGGTACATATCATACTGCTGATTTGCAAGATTAGCAAAACCAGTTGCATTATTTACTTGTCCAAGTCTCTGATTAATCATTACTTCTTGCATCAATCCACTGACAGCATAAAAACCACTAGAAATTAGTTGAGCCTTCTGTATGCCAGATAATCCGGTTCTACCTGCTACAGATTCAGCCGTCTTCAGCTTCTCCATGTTCTCAGCAGCTTCTCCTGCTGCCTTTTGTAGAGCCTCAAATTTTTCACCGGATTTTTCTGTAATCTGACTTAATTTACTTAAGCTATCAGCCAATATCTTGGCTTGTCTAATATATTCTTCTTGTATATCTTCTCTTTTAACTTTTTTTGTTTCTCCGCCCTCAGTTATATTGACTGAGCCTTGACGAATCTCTTTTGCAACATCTTCTGCTTTTAAGACTTTATTTGCTTCTTGCCCAATCTCTACAAGCTTCTGCATACGAGATTGGGGATCTTGGCCTGTTCTTCTTTGAAGTTGCTGAGCAGCATTAATTACAGCTAGTTCTTTAATTCTTTCTTGCGTGCTTGACATCATGGCGCCAAGCGTAGCAGAACTTTCAGGACGAACTTGGCCAGTGCGGTCAAACATTCCTTTAACTTCACCAAGAGCACCGCGCTCAGACGCTCTGATCTCAGCTAAAATCTCTTCTCGCCTAGCTTCAAGCTCATCGTAAGGCTTGCCAATCATCGTTAACGCTCTACTCTGAGTCTCTGACTGGCGCATTATTCTAGATGATTCTGCGTTTATAGCTTGCTGAGAAAATTGACGTGATATGTAAGTTGAAGCTTCGCTTTCAGCACGAGTTATCGCAGTCCTTTGCAACGAATTCATACGAGATCGTATGTTCTTTATGCTTTCTCTTAAAGCAGAGACCTGTTCCTCATAGAAAGGACCTTCCTTGATTATGGGGCTTTTCTCTCCCTCTTCAAGGAGCTTGTTTAAGAGCTTTCCCTCGCTCTTAATTCGCCTCTCTAGCTCTTCACGTAAAACAGTCTTTCTTCCAGCTCTAGCGCCGATGCGTTCTAATTCTGTAAGAAAATGAGATTCGTCGATAGCATCAACGATCGTGTTAGTTGGTCGTTTATTAGGTTCACGAGCAATATCAGTAATTGGGTTAGTTGATTGCTCATTAGATTTATAAGCGATATCGGTAATTGGATTAGTTGATTGCTCATTAGATTTATAAGCGATATCGGTAATTGGATTAGTTGATTGTTTATTAGGTCTATTTTGGTCAGCCATTTAAAATCTCTACCTACTCAAAAGTTTCATCAATATCTTCACCAAAAGATTCTCCGTATATTTCTTTAGCTTGTCGTATCTGCTCTTCCATCCAAGCTATGTTAGCCGGGTCTTTTGTTGGATCTTGGTTAGCTGAATCAGATTGCTGCTTTGCAGCTTCAGCCATCATGGCCTCAAGTTCCTTCTTCTCTTCCTGCTCAGCCCAATCTAACGCAGCCTTCTCCTTCTCCTCTTCTATTCTATCATTTTCTCGCTGAATTCTCTCTTCTTCTGCTTTAGTTCTTTCAATACGGTCATAAAATTCATATAGCAATTCTTCTAGAGAATAAGAGAGCAATAATGGATCTTTTAGTGGCCTATTGTAGGTCCTAGACCACCAACTTTGGAGAAATAATAATAGCTGCTCTTCAGTGTTTAGTTCTGCTCTAGCATTTTTTGCTGCTAGAGCTCTTATAGATTCTAAGATACTTAAGTTGTCTCCTGAGGAGTCTCCGCTTTCTTTTTTAACTCCTTTATCCATTCTTCCTCCGCCTTTTGCACTTCCCTATAAAGAGCAACAAGCGCGTCCTCATCTTCTATAGTTAGACCACCCTGACTTTGCTTCCACCACTCAGGCCCATCAATAATCTTGATGCGCAGATTTGCTAGAACGATAGCAAAACCCGCTAAATCATCTGTAGGATTTGAATAATTTCCAAGCAACCTAGTTTTCTCTAAAGCTAGAGCATGTTTTTGCCCAACATTCAGATGAGCCAATACGGTGAATGTTCCTTCATACTTCTTTACTGTTCCTTGATAAGAAAAGTCGAATGTTCTTTCTTTGCTTGGTAAATTCATATAGTTCTCCTATTATATAGACAAGCTAATTATACCTAAATTAGCCTCAGCTACTTCTTGAAGAGATTAGTGATTTGATTCTTGAAGTTGTCGAGTCTACTAAACGGATTGTTATCGACCTTCTTATTGTTTAAGACACCGTCGGCCAACCTAGGTGGACGTTCATCTTTGAAGCCGATTGCACGCCATGATAGTTGAACGCTTGCTAAGGAGTCGACTCTGATATCTTCTTGTCTGCTTATAATCATCGCCTTGTTTGTATAGAACAGTAGCTGGTCAGTGGCAGAATCTCTAACTTCGATAGAGATGTATTGTTGAAATAAGAAGTTTGCTACATCTGCTTGCCATAATTCTGTTCCAGCGCTAGTTCCTGGAATATGCAATGCTGATATAGTTCCTTCTACTGTAATTCTTTGCGGAACAATCTCGTAAGGAAAATAGTCATCGATAGTTGTAATTTCTGTGGCGGCTGTATTAATTCTCCAAGAAACGCCAAAAGCAAAGCCGCATAGTTTTCCGTTGACTCTTAAAATTACTCTTGCACCAGAAACATACTTAGCATTTGGTCTTGTAGAGAATATGCCCGCAAACTGACTTGCTGCATTGTCAGCTAGTCTATTTAATATATTCGGTCTATTATTAAAACCTGACGACATCGTTTTACTCTTTCAAGATCGTTGTTTTATATGGTTGCTCGTAGATCCTATATTTCATAATCTACCCTTCAAAGTGCTGTCCTTGACCGCTGAAATCAGCGACAAAGCTGTCTTCATCGACATACAGAGCTACAAAGTTAAATCTTTGCATAGCTACACCTTTTTTGCTTAGCTGAAACTCAGCCTGAGTAATTCTACAGTTTCTAATGTTAGCTATACCAATAACTTCTGTATTTGCAGCTGTAAACCCACTCATTTTTTGCCCACCAAGAAAGTCTGCTACACCTTGAATTGCGCCAGCAACTTGATCTAAAAATCCTTTATTCCCTGATGGCTTAAATGGAACCTTTTGATAAACTTGAATATCAAAGGTTGTTCCCTGGCTAAATTTACTGGGATCAAGGGCTTCATTGGCCCTTCCGTCATTTCCTAATCCAAGAGATGCTACTGCACCTTTAAAAAGGCCACCTCCCCAAACTGATCCCCAATTTCCAACTCCGTTTCCAGCATCGTTTGCTGCTGCATCGTTAGGAGCACGTCCACCATTAGCTTCCCTTATACCCTTCGCATACCTTATGATAGTAAAACTTCCAGATACGCTATAGCCAAGAGGTTCAACTGATGAGCCCTCATACATCCCAAGAACTTTAGGAGTCTGAGTTATGATCTGCACAGAGTAAGAAAGATCAGTGCAAAAAGCCAAGGTTTTCCCGTTAAGTTTGATCTTGGCGTTGGCGCCCGTGATGAAGAATGGCCTTATACCTGACATTCGTGTTGACCCTCCCCTGAAGGGTATAATCATGGTTTATGATATATCTTAATGATACCATAAAAATAGCTATAACTGAATCTACCTATAGAACTAAATATCGTTGTTCGTGCGATAAGTGTGGAGCCGATAGGGGATATCAGTCCAAGCAGAACGCTAGT